TGGCTCTGGCAATCTCCCGGCCTTCCACCTCCAATGGCACAATAATCGTATATTTGGCATTTGGAGTATACTGATAATTATCATTCAGTTCCCTAGTCCCACTTGAAACTCTTATCGTATCGCCAGAAGAGACTGCTAGCCTGGGAATATTTACCAATTCCATAGAAGCTTGCCACACCCTTTTTAGTTGATCCAGAATACCTTCAGCATATCCGATTCCCCAAAACCCCCCAAGCTTCGTGGAGACTTTTGACGGACTGTGTATCTTTGCCTTTGCGCGGATCGCCGCTTCCGCTGCCGACGCAAGCTGTGCTGCCACGCTCCTTACATAACCAAGCTGCGAACGCATACCATTGGCCAGTCCCTGTCCAATATAGACGCCGCTGCTGAATGCTCCGCCAGATGCTGATCTCATGGTTGCTACCACGGACACCGACATCGCATCCGCAGTAACCACTGCACGCTGCATTCCATTGGAAACTCCGGTATTAAAATGATTACCCACAGCCTTCCCCGAGCTTTTTGCCTTCTCTTCCGCTCTGGAAAACTGACTCACCAATGCATTGATCGCAGATTTCGCCTTGTTTCCCAGCGCATCCAACCCTTCATTCACAAAGCTGACGGATGCTTTCATACTACTAAGAGATTTCTGTGCATTCTTTGCATTACTAGCAATCGACTTCATACTGGAATTCACAGCCTTTAAAGCCAATGCCATCACACCCACTCCTACAGCTCCCGTTGTCATAGCCAGAGCAAACGCAGCAATCCCTATAGCAGACGCAGCGGATGCAAGCCCAACCGCAGCCAACGAAAGCCCCATTGCCACAAGCCCCGCCGCAAGCCCTGCTGATACGGCCAAAAGCGCTGCAAGTGCTGCTGTACTAAGCACAGCGCCAGCCGCGACAGTGGGCAAGACTGCCGCCATCATCAGGAGCGCCGCTCCCGTTAAAAGCAAAGCCGCTCCCAGGGTTACGGCCCCGGCTGACAAAAGCAGAACACCGGCCGCCGCGACCATTACCGCAGCCCCAACCAGGCCCAGGCCAACAGCCACAATCATAAGCCCTGCACCAAGTGCCACGCATCCAACCCCCGCTAATGCTGCTCCCGCAGCAAAAACAAGCATACCGGCGCCAAGAGCCGCAATAGCAACAGCACCCTGCAGACCATACTGCACTATCGTCGGAAGCACTGCCGCCACGATTGCAAGCGCAGCACCTGCAATCAATGCTCCCGTGGCAACCAATACAATTGCGACTCCAAAAGCAATAAAACCTACTGCTCCGACAGTTAACGCCGGGCCAAGGGCTGCCGCTCCGGCCGCAAGCAGCGCAACTACAGCAACTAATCCAACCATTACGCCAATAGCCAGCGGTCCCGCGTTTGCCAGGCTGACAGCTGCAGTTGTCAATAAGAGCATTCCGGCTCCAGCCAAAACCACAGCCCCGCCAAACGCAAGAAGCCCCGCTGCTCCGGCTGTCAGAGCCGGTGCGACAGACTTCGCAACAACCATCAGTGCTCCCAACGCAACAACCATCCCCAATAAGACGCCCGCCGCTGCCGGCCCTGACTCCGCAATCTGTACCGCAGAATAGGCCAGAATCCCAAGACCAGCTGCTGCTAATGCGATTCCCACACCCATTGCCATAAAAGCGGCTGCAGACTTTAACATACCTGCGCCGGACTCAGCGCTGGCCGAACCCACCGCCTTCTGCCCTGCCGCAATTCCAAACAGTTTTCCCGCAAGTGCGGATATGCCTTTCCCCGCAAGACCGAGAATAGCGCCCGTAAATATTTTAACACCCGGCGCTATCGCTCCCACAATCCGAAACCCTTGATATGCAAGCAATAATTTCGGCAATTCAGACAACACCTTAGCAATCACTTCTGAATGTTCTTCCAGAAATCCCGCAAATTTCACCAATGCATTCTTAGCTACATCCATAACATCTGCAAAATTCTCCACATTCTTCGTACTGCCAAAAGCTCCCGTGATCTCCGTCAGATCTCCCACGATCGCCCCTACAGCACTGCCGAATGCCAACGCAACCTCTGATACATCTTCCTTGAATATATCCCAGTACTTTTTTGCATTTCCTACAAATTCAACGACCTTGCCTGCAATCGCCTCACCATCCAGACTCCCCATTTTATTGATCAGTTTATCAATAGAACTGATTCCTATCGCCGAAACCGCGTCAAATGCAGGGGAAAGCTTGTTAGAAAGCGTCTCTGTCAGCCCATCCATTGCCTGGTCTACAGTTTTATACTGCGTAGCAAGCTTTGTAAAATTTTCATTATTGCCTACTTTTGCGATAGCATCAAAGAAGTCCTCTGTTGCAACTTTGCCATCCTGGACATTCTTGATCATGTCCTGTGTAGACATCCCCATCTCTTTGGCCACTGCCGCAATTCCCGCGGGTGTCTGCTCAAGAACCAGCTTGAAGTCTTCCCATGCAACTTTTGGTTTCGCGGCCATCTGCGTTGCCTGCTGGCTCAGCGTCTTCATTGCCTGTGTCGGATTTTCTGCCGCAGAAGCCAGACCGCCAAAGCCCTTGACCAGTTTCGTCGTATTCTTAGTCCCGACAGCCTCAAGCTGCGCAAAGGTGCTCGCCATATCACTGGAACTGTAAATAGTCTGCTCTGCAAAACTCTGTAATTCCTTCTTAGTCGCCTGGATCTCTTCTACGGCTTTCCCATTCATTTCCATGTTACCCTGGAAGGTTTTCCATGCTGCACTTGCAGCGTTCATCTCTCCCACAAGACCAGAAACTCCATTACTCACAACAGACACAGCCTTCTGCCCGACCGCCATCATAGCTCCAAAACCAAAACCGCTCGTGATGACATTCTTCAGATTATCCGCATAACCAGCTGCAGCCTTCAAAGTTGACGAAAAATTCTTATCTGCCGCCGACAAGACCGCTTTTACACTATAAGATTCCCCCATGCCATCACTCCCCTTTCTTCAGCAGCTTCCCTATTCCAGAAAAACGTGACTTTTTCTTTCTGGCCCTAACCTTTTGCAATTCCCGCTCATAATCATAGAACTGGCTGAACTTCCGGTATACGGGCTTCGTTTTCCCTTTACCGACCTGGCGTTCTGCCTGAACAGCAAAATTCAGAAACGCTTGTCGGTGTTCATGGAAATCCTGGTCAACAGACTTAAGTGACAGCGCCTCCATCAGGATCTCATATTGCGCGATTGTCAATCGGTCAACCTGCTCAAATGACGTAAAACCAAAATACCGGAAGCAGTTTACCGCTGCCTCACGATATTGTTCTTCAAATGCTACTGATTCTCCTCCTCGGATTTCCTGATTGCCTCCATCAGCTTCTGCACGGTCTTCCTTGTAGCATTTGCTTTCTCTAAAAAATCCAGAGTATCCTCAAACAACTGGTCGATATCTGTTTCCGGATCGTCAACATAAGCGTCTAGCAACGCCCGGGTCACTCTTGGATCCTGCCCCATATTCGCCAGATTCAAAACCTCAACCAGGGCATCCGCCTCACCGTCAATGACCCTTGCGAACATATATCTGGCGCCGATATCTTTTTTCATTCCAGGAATTCCCTCAACCGGGGCATTCACTATCTTATTTACCTCCCTCAGAAAACCCATCCCAAAGTGAAACTGATACACCTGCCCATTAATTGTAAGTTCCATCATTTCTATTCCTCCTAAGCCCCTGTTTTCTTCGTATCTGCAAATACATAATCTGCAATTTCCTGCTGCTCCACCGTAACCGTCACATCTCCGCGCTTCCCACTTCCGTTGATCCCAAACGTCAGAGAACACTCCACATAATCCTCCGCCGAAGAAGTCTTCTCAAACTCCGTCAGATACCCCTGGAAATACATTCCCTTAAACTTATTCTCACCCGAATCCGCCGGTTCTGACAGATTCGCCTCCCAGACCTCGATCAGATCATCATGATCCATCGCATCCTCCAGCTTATCGATCATCCTGTCCCCCTTGGCAAGAATACTCGTAGCCGTGATCTCAACCTCCGCCGTTCCCGGAGTCCGGATCGAACCGTCTTTCGTGGCAGTTGAATCCGCATCCTTACTTTTGGAACGCCCGTTCTCCGTCGTAAATGCAAGTATCGTTCCGTCGGCCGTTGCCGCATCCTTCTGGATCCGGTACAGATACACCATCTTCTTCCCCTGTACTGCTTCCGCAAATAACTGTAACTGATACATCATTAACCCTCTCTTTCTTCTAACAGAACCGAAACTCCACTTCCAGAAACCCGTGGAGAAGCGGCTGTTTCGTCGTTGTGTCCGCCAGGATCCTCTGGTCGATGTTCACCACCATCCAGGAAAAACCCGGCGTATGCTCCAATCTCCGGCAGATCTGCTTCAGATCCGCCAGCATGGCAGAGACCCTGCCCCGCCTCCTCACCGTACCGTCCCACACATGGATGGTCTGGTACACCGTTCCAAACACAGCATTCTTATTGGAACGGTCCGTCTGCCTGCAATCCGCCAGATACACAAAAGGATACGGCGCACCCTCCGACGGAAGTCCGCCGTCATACACGTCATATCCCCGTTTCCTGATCTCTGATAACAGGCAGGTAAACAACTCCTGCTGCGGATCCATCCGCCATCACCTCACTTCGCAAGCCGGTCCATATCCCGCTTAAACTGCTCCCTCTGTTCATGAAAAGCCGGTTTCATGTACGGCTGCGCCTCCATGAACCTAGTCCCCCATTCCACATAAGGTGCATACTCCGCCCCGGCCTTAGACTCGGCAGTCAGTCCCCCGTCAGAGATATCAAGGCCAATACTCCGTTTCAAAGTTCCCGTATCCACCGGGGCATTCCTCTGCGCCTTCGCTTGAAGCTGCGCCCCATTCTGCCTGACGATCTGCCTGACCGCCCCCATATCCGCCTTCTTCTCAAGAGCAACCTTAAGTTCTTTCACACCTTTAAACTTTACCGACATCCCTGCACCTCACTGACAATAAACACCTGCTTGACCCTAAGCCTCCTAGAGAAATCTACCCGGTAGACCCTCTCCCCAATACGGATCCGGTCAAATACCTTGTCATAATACGTCTGCAGCCGGATCACCTTACATCCCTGCCGGATTTCCCCGTAGACCAGCTTCAGAGTCTCTGTTCCGGCATCCGTTACATTCGCATAGCGCATATCCTCACTGACACTGTCCGGTCCATAGTCGCCGGAAGACTCATCATACTCCCCGGGCTGTATCCTCTGAAAATATACCGGCACATCAAACCTCATAGAAACCGAAACCCTCCTCTTTTGGAATTCTGATTTCTGGCATCCAGCCATGCATTGATCTCATCCATAAACCCGGCAAAATCATTACTGTTAAAATGCAGGTTCTCCCCCTCAACAGTATTGATTGTCATTCCCTCAGATCCAATACGGTTAAACCGGATCACCGCCGCTTCCGTAATGATATGCTCCATCTCCGCAGGCGGGTCTACACCGCCAAGCAAAACCTTAAGTCTTGCCCTGGCGGAAGACAGGATCCACAGAAGCTTATCGTCCTGGGAATCATCCTTCGGATCCATTCCCAACAGCAGCTTCAAATCCTTCAGCATCCCATCTCTTTCTGCTATCTGGTTTTCCCTGTTCATGATCTATCTCCTACTCTTTCACCGTCACATCGGTCTTTCCTGCATTCACCACGCGATAAGAAGCATCACACTCAGCAACTACAATCTCACTTCCCTCACCCGGCGTGATATCCGCCGCGCCATCCCAGGTTTTCCAACCCTTCACATTCTGGCCCTTTACCGGTACATCCATTGCATCCCCTACTTTGTATTTGTAGGAATTCCCACTCGTAAGCGCCGGGGTAACCGCGATCTTCGTATCTCCTGCCTTCGTTCCCGCAGCACTCGTTACCGTCAGTTTTCCTAACCCTCCAGAAGTCAGCTTCGCAAAAGCCTCGTCCTTCACGATCATAAAGCCCACATCCATCGTAACCCGAAGCGCTACTAATTCCTGCTCATACAGGTTCACCGGAGTACCATCCTCATTGGTAAGCGTAGACAACTGCGCCTCCTCCGAGATCTTATAAGACATCCCATAAGGGATCCCATAGTACATATAGTCAAAATCCCCCGCGTAGATAGTCCCCTTATCCAACGCCTTCAGATCCGCCACAGGCTGACCGTCCAAAGTATTGGCAGACCTGTCATACAGGCTCTCCACGATTACACCGTTCTCAATCCTGTGCGTATTCCTCAGCGTGCTCCGGTTCTTCTTCGTAGAGATAAACGCATTCACATCATAATCCTCATCCGTCAGCAAGTCCTCCATCTCCAGGATGTTGTCATAATTCAAAGCCCCATCAATCACATTCCCCGAAGCCTTGACCGACTTCTCAACCGCATGAAGGAACGGATTCTCCACATCAAGGATCGCCGCCGCATCAAACTTCTTATAGAACGCCTCCGCAATCTTCGGCTTCATCACCTCAAAGAAATCCGACATCTTATAATGCAGAAACTCCCTGGAACACGGAATAATGACACCCAGCTTCTTCGCCACCATCTTCACCTGAAGCCACTGGGCCTTAGAAGTCTTGATCTTCTCCCCCTCACCTACCCAGTAAGCGCCCGGTCCCTTCGCAAAATACTCAAACTTCTTCTCCTTGGAATCCATCTCCTCATACTTCGCAAGCTGCATCACCTTACTGTTCTCCATGACCTCCTTCAAGATCATGTTCTGATACTTCTCCGGGATAGTCCCGTCCTTATGCTCAAGCACGGTCACCTTATCCGGATTCCAGGTCTGGGCAAACAACTGCAACTTCCAACCTAATTTCCTGTTCTTATTCATCTTCTACACCCTCCTAATTCTTAATAATCCTGTTTTCATTAGCCATCTTTCTAATAGAAGACAACCCTCTCCTGCTATCCATCACATGGCCGCCCTCCTGCGGGGTAGACTGTCTGGCTTTCGCCTTCACCGCCTCCGAGATCTTAGCGTCCCACGCTTTCTTGATATCCACAATTGCATCCTTGATCTTCTTCGCATCCGCAATAGTCACAAGGGACTCCGCAAACACAAGAGGCAGCGTCTGCTCCTGCAATTCCTTCCTGACCTCAACCAGAAGCTTCTCCCGTTCAAAAGCCGCCTTCTCCGCCTCAAACGCCCTTCGCTCCTTCTGCTGCAGGTATTTCTCTCGCTCCTCTTTGGTCATCTTCGCCAGCTTCTCCGCCTCAGACACCTTATCATCCGCCGCGGCCTCCCATGCTTCCCGCTCGCGCTTCACTGCTGCATCTACAGCCGCCTGCACACGCTTATCAAACTCTGTCTGGTTTCCTTCCTGGCCAAGGAAGTCATCAAACGATACCGCCCCTCCTTCTCCGCCATTTCCAGAACCGCCTCCGCCGCCATCGTCGTCATCGTCGTCATCATCACCGCCAGAGCCGTCTCCATCAGCGCCACCGCCGTCTCCATCTTCAGCAAACAACTGCAGACCGCTATACGGAATGCCGCATCTCTTCTGCGCTCTCGACATCAGTATCCTCATTTTCCTACTGCACATCTCTGTTACCTCACTTTCTTTCATACTATCCGGACATAGTCCGGGAACTCATCGGCGATCATACAGATGCCAATGAAAAAGGAATCCACCAGAGTTCTTGACTTCTCCGACAGATTCCCATACTGTATATCAGCCCTTCCTGGCGATATCCCATATTCAATTACATCCTCCGTCAGCCCCTCGACCGATCGGATCATAGTCTGACACAACGCCGTCACACCGGCGCACACTACATCCCGGCCAGGTTGGTCATAGCCAGAATGGCCGGTTACAGTAATCCTGTCCTTACGGACACTTACCTCAATCAATCAGCATTCCTCCTAAAATGGGCATAAGAAAACCACCTGCCGTAATGACTGGTGGTTAATCCATAAATTCAATTATTTGCCCTAACAAATCCCATGCACCACTATCTATAAAATCCTGTTTTTCTTTGTCTGATGCCTTTTTGAACTCTTCCTCTAATCTTTTGTTCAGCAATAACCACTCATCATCTGAATGTTCTCCAAATAGAATGAGATCTTCAAGTTCTTTTAACTCACTTTTCACTGCCTCTCCTCATCTTTCTTACCAATTTCTTTAATGCCAAAGCTTTCAGAGAACCATATTCATCAGCCAAATCCAAAAGCCATTGTTCCCTCTTATCCATATCTACATTAAATAAATCTACTGCAAAGTCATAGTCTGAATCATACTTCCCCAGCAATTCGTTATACTTTCTTAATGGATCCACATACTTTGCATACGTTGCTCGATATGCAACACCTTCCTTTTTGCAAATTTCTTCAGCAAGTAATTCGCACGCTCCCTCCTCAAATCCTAAATCTTTTTTTGACTTCTTTGACATCCAACTACTGGAACGTGTATGCAAATGCTCATGAAGTATTGTTTTAATACCAGCATCATTTCTCAGCCAAATATCTCCATTTGCTTTCGTTCGCCCGAGTGCTGTTGGCAATTTTCTGTCATCTACTACTGTCGTAATACCGCTCCATTTACTATCTCGCACCCCAAGTGTGTTCAGAAAGTTATTTACTTGCAATGACTGTTCCAGAAGATTATCAGATAAATTGTTCAAGTCAGTAAATACGTCACCTCTGTCTTCTGGTTCTATTATATCACTTTCGCCATGACTTTCCAACCATTTTTCAACCTCTTCCCTGTCCACATACGCCGCCGTACTGCACCGGCAACGCGGATGCATCGGCGGCGCATTCTCCCCGGGCATCATATCCTCTGTTCTAAAATGCTTCCCATCAATCGCCTTGCAGATCTTACAAGCGGTCTCCAGCGCAATAAACTCATACCGGTCATATCCATTCCGTTCAAACTATCTCTTCTGGGCTTCC